CTCCCGGGCTTCCATGATCATCGTACTGGCGGCGATCGTGTAGTCCGAGAAGGCGGTTTCTTTTACGGTGTCCTCGGTCAATAACACGAGGTAGGTGTTGTCGAAGTGGTCGACATCGGGCCAGCGTTTCCGATAGCTGTCCAGCTTGTGGCGGGCATATTTTTCTGCCCTGTTCCAGAGCTCGTCCGGTATTTTTCCGAGGCTTTTCTCGACTTTGCTCCTGAGTTCAGCGCTTTCGATGGTGATGGGTGGGCTTGTCGTCATCGCCTGAACGCCCCCTTGGCTGCCACCCTTGCCGGAAGTGTCTGCTCGGGCCTTGTCATAATGTTGTTGAAGTTCTGTGCCTCGTACCGGATGCCCGGGATCCTGCGACCGCTCACTCCATACTTGAGGTTATAGCCGAACAGGTTTATGTATGTTGCCAGATCATCGCGTTCCTCGGCCATGGCCTTCATAACCTCGAACATGGCAAGCACGTCGTCGATGGCCCGGTGGCTGTTCTGCACCTTGTCGGTCAGGTTGTAGGCGATGATCGCATTGGCCAGCTTGTGAGGGTATGGCCTGCGGTCTTTGTATACGGTCAGGGTGTCGAGCTTATTGACTGGCACGCTTATGGTCTGCTGTTCTTTGCGCAGCAGTGCGCTCACGAATTGGATGTCGAACTGTGCGTTGTGGGCCACCATGAGCACGGCCCCGGTGCCCGAGAACATTCTGGCGAAGGTCTTGGCTGCCTTGTGAGTGTTTACGCCCTCGCTCAGCAGTTTCGCGTCAGTGATCCCCGTCAGCTCCACGATGTCGGGCGGGAGCTTCTCACCGTCCGGCAGTTTGATGAAGGTGTCCATCTGGTCGGCGATCCGGAGAGCTCCCCGAGGCGTCTCCTCGATGCGCATGGCCGCCAGCTCGATGATCTGATGCTTGTCCGGATCGAGGCCGCTTGTTTCACAGTCGAACAGGACGAGGGCCTTGTGGTTTTCAAATAACGATTTTAATGGGTTCATGAGTTTGCTCCTTTCGTATTTGCGGCTCAGTGGGCCGCAAGTTTTTCTTGGCGCTCCTTTTTCCAGCGTCCGTACTCCTTGACGACTTTCGGATCCTCGAACGCTTTGGCCACGATGTCGATCAGTGGGCGGGCCAGTCTGTCGGTTACGGTTTCCGGGATCTTGTCTGGTATTATCTCGACTTTTTGGCAGTCGCAACGCTCGCCCGGATCGAGGTGTGCGTTGCAGTGTTCGCATATGTATTGGTGCATCGTTGCGCCTCCTTTCGCTTTGAATAGCCCAGTATCTCAGCTGCGCGCTTCATTGATGCGATAAACTCTTTCGCCCACTCGGGATCTGCATTATGTATTAGACTGCCGACTTGTCGGCAACCGGTGGGGTGATGGGCTTCTGGCTGAATAAGTAAGAGATCGGGAGAGTGGGGAAAAACTTCTCTTGCACTGCGAAGGCTTTGCCGATCGGGAACTCACCCTTCCCCTTGAGCCAGTTGTTGATCGTGTCAGGAGACTTGTCCACTACCTCCGCGATGGCTTTTGGTGTAATACCTTGACGTTTCATCTCAGCGATCAAATTAGGATATGCCATTTTCTTACTCCTTTCTTGGTTTTTATTCTTCCGATACATCGGAACTTATCTAAAATTATAACGATATGTCGTAAAAAAAGCAAGCCCTTTTCTGAATAAATTCCGATAAATCGGAAATAATTCTTGAATAAGAGCTCGCTTAATGTTAAAGGCGCGATATAAAAATAAAAAGCCCGCCCTTCGGAGGACATCCGGAGAGCGGGTTTTTGTGTGTTGTTATTAGACGAGCGTCAGGTCTGAAGTATTCACCCAGCTGACAATCTCCTTCAGGAGGGCCTTGCCTGTTCCGAGCTGCTGCACGGTGTAAGTATTGGCCTTCACCCAGTCGGGGATCTTCTGGCCGGTACTGTAATTGGTGGCGCTGCTCTTGATCTTGACCTTGCTGCCGACCTCGATCTTCTTGGCCGGTGCCGGCGCGGATCCAGCAGCCACCTGAGTGCCGCCGGTTGTTGTGACATATGTGTCGAAGCCGGCCGCTTTCAGCTTGGCAGCATAGGCGTCGGCGTTTGCCTTCACGCTGAAGGCTCCGACCTGCACTCTGTAAAGATTGCCCGACTGCTTGATGATGGCATCGAAGCCGGCAGCCTTAACCTTGTGATATTGTGCGTCGGCGTTGGTCTTGTTGGAATATGCGCCGGTCTGGACGTAGTACATGACAGCAGGCTCCGGAGCTGTCGCTGCCTTGGTTGCTTCCAGCTTGGCCATCATGGCCACGATGTCGGTGCCATAGGTAGAAGCCGGGGCCCATTTGCCTCCGAGTTGCTCCACGGTTGGAGCTGTACCCTTCAGGTATGGGAAATGACGAGGATCCGGTGTTCCTGCTTTAGGATAGCCCGGAGCCCCTGCGTATAGTGCGAGGTGATCGACCTGTGCGGTGATGCCTTCCTCCCATGAACTGAAGCGCTTGTGAGCGTTCGGGTCATTGTTCGCACCGCCGGCCGTTGTCTTGAGGCCGCATGGGTTCATAAAGCTGGCATCCAGCACGCCCTTGAAATGTCCGTACCCGGTTTCTTTGGCGCTCTGTGCATATGCGACGACCGGATTGACGCCGGCGGCCTGTGCGATCCTCCAGAAGGTGTCGGCCAGCTCAATGAATAAAGAGGTCGCTCCGTTGTTCTTGGCCCATGTCTTGGCCTGTGCTGCGGTGGCCGTAGCCTTTCCCACGATCGGATGACTGCCAGCTGTCGGAGCCTCTGGCTGCTTTGTGGATCCTTTGAGTTTTAGGCCATAGTGCGCAGCGATGACGTCTACCTCAGCCTTTGCCAATTTCTCAAGGTTTGCATCCTGAAGCAAAAAGCCGCAGTCCTTTGGGTTGGTGTGGAAGCCGTGCTCGATCAGGAGCGCGCTCTTGCAGCCTGCTGCTATGGCACTTCTCAAGACTCCATACCAGTCGGTTCCGGAGTCGTTTTTCTTGTATGTGATGCCCCTGAAGTGGTGGCCCATGACCTTGGCCACGGTTTCGCCGAGGGCGGTGGCCAGCGTCTTATTGGGTCTTGTTACTGAGTCCAGCACGGTCGTCCCGGTGATGGCGTTATAATTTGCGGCACCGTCTCCGGGTGCGTTGCTGTGGTCACTCAGGAACAGATCGAAGCCAGCGGCCATCTGGCCCCTTGCTGCGAGGTTTGGATCGTCTGTGATCTTCTTTCTGGTGATGACGACGGTTGTGTTCTCGTACTTCTCAAGCTCAGCCTTTTGCAGCTGGGCGAGTTTGAACATTTGCGTCCCTTCGTAGTATGGTTTTGTTACGCCCGGGTTCCCATACTGCCCGTGCCCGGGGTCAATACATATTTTCATGACGTTTTCCTCCTATCCGCTGAAGGTTTCGTTCTGGAGTTCTCCAGTCGTAGCTTCTGGATCTTCTTGCTGTCCTGCTAAATACTGGGGCAGCTTGATCTCATTTTCCTTCTGCGCCTTCCGGTAATAGAAGCCGGTGGCTGTCGCCAGCTCTGCAAAGACAGAGGGGATCAGGTAGGCCAGAGGGGAGAGATCACCGGCTCTCCAGATCATAACGCAAGCAAAAACGGCCACCGATATGGTGACCGTAGATATGCCGACGAATATGACCTTGGAGAACTCGATCTTCTTTTTTCTTGAGCTTTTACGCTTCCTGCTCATGCTGTTCGCCTCCGTTATTCGATAATAAGGCCGATCTCGCTGTTGAGCTGCTGGACGGCTGCTTCGATCATGGCGTCGATGGCCTCTGTGTCGACAGTGAAGCCGTTTTTCTTCAGGAACTCAATGACGTAAGCCTTTTTCTCTGCGCCACGGCCCGCACCCTTATAGAGCTGCTCGGCTGCTGCGACTGCGATTTTCACCCATGCGCCGATCTCTTTGCGCTGCTGCTCCGTGGTCTTGCTCTTGATCCACGGCACTAAAAAAGCCGTGATCACTGCTGCGATGATAGCGATCACCGCGTTGATTACTGGGGTAATGTCGATCATTCTCGTTTCCCTCCTTTTACTCGTTTAATGAGTTTCGTGCCCTGACAACGGTTTGCCCGTGGTCTCTTTCGAGGTGTTCGTTGAGCCGGTTGTGCTCCATCTTTGCGGACTCATAGGCTTTGGCTGCGGCGCCTGAGATAGTGACCATTTGCCTGCTCATTTCGTCGCAGCGGCCTTCCAG